CCATATGAGAACCCCAAAGGCGAATTTGACCTTTGGTTGTGATTGCAGTTGTGATACCGTTTGCATTCAAAGCGTTTGCTTCTTCTTCCGAAAGATATACAACGGAATCGTCTTTATTGCTATAAATAGCATCCGCAAATATACCCTTATTAGAAGCACTTCTGTACGGAACATTGTCGCTTTCCATATCCAAGCCCATAGCGGTTGCGGTCCAAACGGTTGACATATTATATTTCTTGCCCTTGTAACCAAGTTTGAGGTAACAAACCTTTTCAAGAACATTGATATAACTGTTTGTCTTTTTCCAAGCGATTGCGGAATCGCTTCCGTCAACTTCGCCAATATCGGTTGCAACTACAACATTCCACTTTCCGTCAATCTTATCGATTGCTTTTTGTACCATCAAATCGTGATATTGTGGGTCGCTCGAATATTGAGGAGCACAAAGAATATTAGGTATTCTGTTAGTAATGCTTTCTGCCTTGTCGGCAATTTCCAAGCATTTTTTGAAAGTAGCAATATCCATCTTTGCAGGGGTGATTTGGCTATACGAAACTTCTGCCGAAGTAGCGGTGAAGCCCTCTTTGGTAATTACGATCTTTACTCGGTCACCGTCATAGCCATAAGAAACATCGCCCTCTTCCAATGTGCCACTTGTAACAGTAATAGCCATATTTTCGGTTGTTGCTTTTGCATCTTCCAAATAGCCGATAAAGGTTGTACCGCTCTTTGTGAGGGTAACGGTGGCAGTTTTGGTTGTGGTTGTACCTGCTTTTGCACTTGCGATTAAAATAATCGGTGCAATAGATGAATCGTGCATAAAGTGAACATCGATTGCTTCGCATAATGAATATGCTTCCCAATCTGCACTCATAAGATTGAGATTTTTAACATCTTTCATAGATGTTATCAAGAACATAGCGACATCTGTATCTATATAAGATTTTACATTCGCCAATCTGTTAAGTCTGTGTATCGGTAAAGTACCGATATAAACAGGTGTAGTAACCTGTGTGGTATCTACAACATTACTTGCCGAAGCAACTTCGCCATAGACACCGTGCTTGTAATCTGACATATTACATTTTCCTTTCTATAAATATTTTTCTCTTATATCTTTTGATAATTTTGCTTGAACAATCGGGATTTGTACTTCAAATTGCAAATAGCCGTACCAATAAGGGTAAGTGACTTGTTCATCATATATCCCATAAGTAACAGGCCTTTCTACAACACAACTCTTCTCGATTATCGTTGCATCTATAAGTTTTAATTTGATTCGCTCCAAAAGAGTAAGCAAATCTAAATATCCTTTTTCATCGGGGATGTTATTTTGCTCTTGGAAATCAACATCGCCACCGTAGGTAGCACAGGAAATTCTTATCCGCAAAATATGTTCTTCCGTATCATCATTTCCGTTTTCAATACCGATTAAGATATACGGCACTTGAAAATTCACAGGCATAAAATTCTTGTGTGGAAGAGTGATTATTGATACATAAGGGTTGACATATTCGGCAGGGTCGGAAAGTTCTTTTTGCAATTTAATCTCCGCAGCAACTTCCTTTTCGATAAAAGTTTTTAGCGATCTTAACGCATCTAATGCCGTCATAATTTTTCCATTCTCCTTTGCACTTCGTGTTCAAACCGTTTGTAAAAATGCTCTTGGGCTTTATCCGCTATAACATTATAGACTTCCTTATTTGCAACCATTTGAGGAATTGAAACGGTATAGGCGGTGCGGATATTTTTTTCTCCGCTCTCTCTTCGCATAATCTTCTTGCCATATCCCTTAAACAAGGCAGGGCTTGAACCATCGTGGGTTTGTCTGCCGTTGCTCTTTTTAATGGTTATTGTGACAGGACTTCTAAATCGGTTATTAGGAACTCTGTATTTAAAAACAAACATCGGAAGAGGATTATCCCTATATATCGCTTCTGCGACTAAATTTTTCTGTGATGCTCTCTTTTTGGTAAGTGCTTTTTGAATAGACTTTGTAACGGCATATTCCTGTTGTACCTGTCGCTTGGTTTCCGCTCCAATAAAGGTTAAGGTGCGGTTCATAGCACTTGCGGTTGCTTGTCTTATGAGTTTAGGACTTACCTGTAAATCCTTAACTAACTCTTTTACATCGGTTACATCAACAGTTATATTAGCCATTTTTATTACCCTCCTGTGTATTGGATGATAATATCGTAAAGCGATTCAGATTTTCCAACCTCGATTATGAGGGCAGGTCTGCCATCATACAGTATGCTTTGTTGAGCAGTCGGAGGATTGGTTACTCTCGGAATTTTTTTGTACTCCGATTTACTAACGAAAAAGAGCACATCACCAATGATTAAACCGTCATAATTCTTCTTAATGCGGTATTCCAATTCATCGGAATCTTCGACTATACGAACCTTTACTCCATTTATCTTTTTTTCGATTGCGAACTCATCCGTATTTATGATTGTTTTTGAAATATCATTAGCAATATGCTCTTTAAAATTCATTGTTTACCCTCGCTTATTCTGGCATAGATGTATTGGGGCTTCCCTCGTTTTCGGGTTCATCCTCGTTTTCGGGTTCGGATGCAAAATGTTCTTTGATTCTCGCAATCAATTCATCCTTTGTACCTTTCGCAGATAAACCAAGTTCGCTTGCATAAGATTTGAGTTCGGGATATGACATCTTGGCAAGATCATCAATTTCCTCTTCAACTCCTGCAATCAAACCTCTTTCGATAAGTGATTTGCCGATTTCATCAGCAATCTCAAATTCTTCGTTGTAACCGTAAATCTTTTGGTTATATATTACCGATTCCTCGGTGCTTATTACTCTGGCTATCATATTAAGCCTCCTTTTTCTCTACATAAACCTGTTCGTTTTCGATATATAACTGATACTGTTTTCCGTCTTTGGAATCGTTCAATAGTAATCTATCAAACTCGTTTTCATCTGTTGTATCATCGCTGAAAGCAGGTTCATCGGATATTTTTTCAACATATCCTCTTTCGATTAAAGAATTCCCTGCTTTCGCAGATACTACAAATGTGTCTCCGTTTCTATAAATTTTCTTTTTATAGATTACGGATTCGGGGTTACTGATAACTTTAACTGTCATAATTATTCAGTTTCAGAAACAGTAAGTACATACCAAGAATCAACTTCGTGCGGAACAGGAAGAGGTCTTGAATTAAGAGTAAGGAAACGAGCATCGGGGTCTTTAGAAATCCAAGAATCCGCTGCACGAGTACCAACTACTTGACGGAAATTGCCTGTGTTCGGGTCGGTGAACATCATCAAGCCGTAGTAGAGTGAGTATTTTGCCGAAGTAGATGCAATAAGTACCTTGCCCTTTGGCATAAGTGACTTTTCAACAGGTTTAGCAGGGTCGGTCCAATCATCAATGAACCATTCATCGTAAACATAAACATCGAGGTCGGGGTCACGAAGTCTGCCAACATAAGTTACGGCATCGGTTCTTCTTTCGGGCTTAACTGTGAGAACATCAAAAATGTCCTTTTGGTTCTTGAAATATTCATCGTTCTTGCAGGCCTGTATAAATGCGTTATAAGCGGAACGCTCCATAATGCAAATGTCGGGGGTACGATAACCCTTTTGCTTACAAGCGAGAACGGCAGTCTGTAAGTCTGCGTGAGGTGTTGCACCTGCTTTGCTCCAAAGAGTTGCTACCGAAGATTTGTTTGTGAAACCGAAGTCGATGTCATAGTTAACACCTTCGCCTATAACAGGGATTTTGCCCTCCATCATAGACTGAACGCACATCCATTCCTCTCTGCGAGCAATCATTTCTTCAAAATTATTCAACTGTTCTGCCATAAGTTGAATACCTCTGTCATAAGGTGTAAGACCGCTATTTTGGAGAAGTTCGCCAGGGAGGCGGTTAACCATATCTTCAATAGTAGTTACATCCTTTAATTTGATAACAGGGGTTTCAAAGGTATCTGTGGTGTAACCACGCTTTTCAACAACTCCTGCTTTATCTTTGATGTTTACAAAGGGAGCGATCTTTCTCTTGCCCTTTACAAAGTCAACACGGATTTTCTCTGTGTATTCGGGTTTGTTTGTTTTGAAAAAAGTATCTCTGAAAAATGTATGGGTTTGAGGTAATACTCTAACAACTCCATCCATAGTTTCGGGTGTAAATAAATTTGTAGGCATTTATTAGTCCTCCTTAACCGTAGTAATGAAAATTCTTTTGGTTTTTAAAATTTCGATTGAATTGTCGGAAGCGGTCATATCGTTGATCTTTGCTACATTCTTGTTGAAATAACCCTCTTTGTAACATACAACTTCGCCCTCTGCTTCCAATGTTACTGCTTCGGCAACAACGGCATATTCATTTGCCAATTTTGCATCTGCGGTTGCCTTTGCATAGGTAAGTCCGTTTGTGGTTTCAAGAATATCGCCCACATTGTACTCACCTGCGCCAACTTTAACACGGTGAATGTAATTTACTTCACCTGCAATGAGTTTGCCATACTTAAATTCTACTGCTGATTCTCTCATTGATTATTCTCCTTTTCCTATTGATTTGAAATAATTTTCGGCTACACTTGAAGCCTTATCGGTTGCGGATTTCTTATCATCCGCTCCTGTGTTTGCAGGGGGTTCAACACCCTTTACACCATTTGCATCGTTTGTTTCGGTCTGCATAGCATCCAAAACTTGATTTTGAACAAATTTACCTGCTTTGATGGCATCTAAAGCCACTTTTTCGGCAGAATCGAAAGTTTCGTATTTTGCCTTGTTGAGCAATTCGGCATCTACCTTACCTGCCATTTCATCAATGGCTTGAATACGAGCACGCTCTTCCTTTACTGCATCCTCAACATTGACTTGGTTTACAGGGTTGTTTGCCTTGTATTCATCAAGAGCACTCTGTACCAATTCATCGGTGAGGGTCGGAAATTTTTGCTTTAAATCTGCAACTGTCTTAATTTCCATTTTGTTTTTTCCTCCTTTTTGATTTAAAGAAATATTATTTATAGCACTCACATATTGAGTGGGAATATTTAATGCTTGGTTGATAGCATAGATTTTGGAGATGTTATTCATAACACCCTCATCGTCTATTTCGCCATCTTCTTCAAACATTAAAGAATCCGCAAATCCTTTTTCGACCGCTTCAATTCCTGTCATATAGGTTTCTTCATCCATAAGGTTAGAAATTTTCTGCTTGGTCATACCTGTTTTTTCGGTATAGTAATTGATGATGGAATCCTTTGTTGCTTTTAATAGATTTCCTGCTTTGCCCATTTCGTTTCTATCGTAATAGCCATAGAGAAAAGCCATAGGATTGTGTATCATCATCAATGCTGATTTATGTATGATTACTTTTCCACAAGAGATTGCGATTTGTACCGCTGCACTCGCACAAATTCCATCGATCTTGCAAACAATATTTTTACCTGCGTTTATCGCTTCTTGAATAGCAACCGCAATCACATTCGCAGCGTTTACTTCGCCACCGCAACTATTCATTCGGATAGTTATGTTTTTTGATGTGCAGTTATTTAACTGTTCTTTGAAGTCCGTAGGTGTTACTTCGGTGCCCTCTTTATCTTCCCACCAATCGTAACTCTTTTTATTTGCAATAGTGTCATAGATTGAGATTTCGGTTTCATCGTTTCCAATGTCCGTGAAATTGTAAGCAAATATAGTTCGGTTACTCGGCATTTCGGTTTCCTCCTTTCCCAAAGTATCATTTTGCATAATAGGTTACATAACGCAACCTAATTTACATAATTTCGGGTTCGTTGTCGGTGTCGCCGTTGATAACATAACCATCGGGCAAGTCTGCTTCGGCAACAATTTGCACCGTGCTTAAATCAGTTGTCGGCATTATAATCCCTACGGTCTTATATTCCAATTCTTCATATAACGGCATTTTAATATAATAACCGCTTTCAGTTGTTATACGGAACACAGGACCAAGTGCTTCTACACTTGCCAAATGTGGCAATGTTGCTCTTATAATTTCTACTGTCATAATATTTTCCTTTCTTAACCAAATTCCCAATTTTTTAAATAAATTTGTGTGGCTTGTTCTGCCGTTAATTTTGCAATTATTGAATTATTCCAAGTGATTTTTTGTGAAGTTTGCCCCGTTAAATCGGCAAGTCCGTCTATAATGCTTTGAATAGATTTGGCGGTTAGTTTATCACAAAAACTAAATTGTATTGATATTTTAATAGTGTTTGGCACAAAAGATATATCTTCTAATGCGGTACAAATGTGTAGCCATAAGGCACAACTTGTACAGTTTGAAAAATCAAAAGCACCTAAAATACTTTTTAGTTTCTTACAGTCCATAGCCATATAAGATACATCTTTTATCTTGGACATACATTCGGATAAGTCCAACACTTCTATATCCGTACTTTCTCTTATCAGTTGTGAAAAACTTGTAACAGTTGGTTCTTCTTCACTAACAATTTTTACGCTTTTTAAGTTTTGTGTTTTCATAAATAGTGAACCGTTACCCGAATATTTTTTAAATCGTAAAACTAATTCAGTATTTTCGGGGAAAGTGATATTATTAAAAACCATATATCCTGCATAATATATCGGCAATGAGCCTTTGGAATAGCCGTCATTGTAGCCTTGCTCTAAACCGTTATCAAAGCCTTTATCATAACCCTCTTTTTTCCCTGCTTCGCTACCATCGGCAAAGCCTTTTTCGTAACCACCATCGTTAATTTCGTAGGTGTTTTCAAATTCAACAGGAACTTCGGTGTTATTGGATTCAAGTTTTACATCAATAATCTCCATCACTTTCCTCCTTGGTCTTGGAGAAAACCGTGTCCTTGCAAGAAAGCGAATAGGGGATTGACGGAATAACATCGCCCCCTGCGGTTGTTACCTCTAATTGAACAGTTACCGCACCCTCTTCAAATTTCATAGTTTCCTCTGTTGTGAGTGTGATTGAAATTGAATAATCATCCTCTTTTTTGCAGTCGGCTAACTCTTTTGTGAATACTAAAGCATCGTTTTGGGAGAAGCCGATTTTAATATCATCAAATTTTGATAACACGGTGGAAAATTTGAATTTATACTTGGGTGTGCTTCCTCGCCAAAACCCTCTTAAATTTTTAAAGGTACAAGTTATATCAGCCATCGCCATCCTCCTTTTCAACCTTTTTCTTCGGTTTAGTCGGTTGTGGTGACGGTGTGGGAGAAGTCGATTGTTTTGCAGGGTTGAATATCTCTTTTGCTTCGCTCAACAGTTTATTTTCCTTTTTCAACTGCTTTGCGTTCTTGGAGAAGTTACCGCCTGTTAATCCCATAGTTTCCTCTTCTCTTGTACTCAATCCCTCTTCAATTCGCATCTTCGCAGCCTGTACTTCTTTGGTCGGGTCAAGCATACCTGGAGCAGGACCGTTCCAATTAGCACCGCACCACGCTTTGCGAATTATCGGATCTTCAAAGAAACGAGGGGCTTTAATTCTTCCACTCGCAACCGCTTCCGTCATAAACATTTCATAAACAGGTTGGCAGAATGAATTGCTTGTATTTTCCCTCCGCATACGGAACGCTTTCCACGCTTCTAATAAAGCACCTTTACTTGCGGAATAACTCGAATTAAATACTTTTAAAAGTAATTCGCAAGGGATTTCCAAAGCCGAACCTATCTGTTGGCAAAGAGCGGTTACAAAGTTATTGAACCCTGCAATCGGTCTTTTCGGGTCTGCTATTTGGATGCTTTCGTTTACATCCAACATATTGATAGAACCGTTGCCAAGTTGATAATCGTTATCGCCCTTTTCGATGGGTTCTAAATCTTCGGGCATCGCTTCGCCAAACGGCATATCGGTTGGCGATTCGGTTTTAATAAATATCGTGTACATACCGCTTATTACTGCAGCCATAAGTTCTGCATCGGTATATCTCGTAATTTGTTTAAGTGCTTCTATAACAGGAGCAAGAATAGGTACACCCCTGCGTTGCTCCGCTCTTTCGGCTTCAAACATATGTAATATGTTCGGCAGGCCTGTTTTATTTCCGATGGTTTCTATTCGTGTCCATTTGGGTGCGGTGTACATTCCAACAGGTTGAGCGTTCGGGTATTGATTGCAAATGTGATATGCTACAACCTTACCTGCTTTATTTACTTCCACACCGTTGAAAATCTCGTTTTGATTTTCTTGATTTACTCCATAGGATATATAAGCGTTATTGCCTAATGTTACCCCTGTTGTTTTCGGTGTCGATACTCTATCCGATTCAACGAGTTGCAACCTCAATCCATAGGGCATAAACAGTGTTGGTTTTTCGTATTTTCTAATACAAAAAGCATCGCCGTTTAGCATTTGACCCATAAAGAAAAGGCTTTGCATTTCATAGAAATTGTTTACTCCCAAGGCATCGCACATCGGGGTTTCTGCCCATAAAGCAAACTCTCTCTCGATTTGCTCTTCGATCTTCTCGCTTTCCTCTTCGGTGATACCCAAAACCTCATAATCAATTCTCGCTTTTAATTTCAAGCCCGAACCGATTACATTGGTTCGTAAAGTTTTAATTGCCGATGTCGCTATCGGTGAAGTCATATAAAGGCTTCGGCTTCGGCTTACCAATGTGTTTAGGTTAGCATCAATATCATAAATAGGACTTGATGATCTTGCCGTAAATCCTTTGAGTGAGTTTTTAGAATAACTCGCACCGCCATCGGAATAACCTGTATTCAATACTT